ATATGTACGGTCTTGTCGTTGTGCGTGGTATGCTCGGTGAGTCAGGCGCTTCCTGATAACTGACACAAGCTAAAACTTGGCCCCCTGCTTCGGCAGGGGGTTTTTGTTTTTTGTTGCACTAGTTAGTGTAACTTGATATATTCTCCTCTGGGCGAGGCCACTGCCCTTAGAAAGGTTTAATTCCGAAGTGGCTGGAATTTAATCATTGAATAAAAACAAGTTATTGCAATAATATAAAAAGGAGAAATGCAATGGGAAGTAGAAGATTAGGAAGAAAGAGATTATTCTCTCTTGAAAAGAAGGGTCAAAAGGTTGAACTCGGCTCTGGTCCTGGGATTGCTGATGCTGTTTTATACGCTACTCAGCATAGGCAGGGACATGAGATTATCACTGAGATTGCTATCGACCTCGGTGTTGGTTCAATAATCAGTTCTGGTACTGGTTCAAATGGTGACACAGCGGCTGTTGGCAAGGATGGCGAGAAGGCTTTCGTTACTCAATTGACCGAAGCAAAGTTTGGTATTATTACTGAAGTTCGTGCAGTTATGACAGAAGCACCGGTTGGCGGTCCTGTCGATATTGACTTAGAGTTTGGCGATGATAACACTGGAAAATCAGCATCTGGTGGTGCTGGCACTCAAGCAGGCAGCCAGACATCAATTCTCACTGAGCTAACAGCAAAGGGAGAGGATACTTCAAAAGCCTATGATGCAAATGAGCTTTCTAATAAGTTTCTTTACGTTTGTCAGGGCGCTAACGACACCTCTGCTGAATTTACCGCTGGTAAGATTCTTATCTACATCCACGGATTTGTCGATCCAGTCGCTGGAACTTTCTAAGATAACACAAGGAGACAATAATGTCAGGTAGAAGAAGAATGAGGGCAAAAGCTAGAGAGCAAGAAAGCCCCGCATCAAAACCAAGTAAGGCTGCCCCTGCAAAAGCAACTCCTGAAGTTGCTGAAGCACCTAAGCCAAAGAGAACGAGAAAACGTAGAACCACTAAGCCCGCCAAGGCTGAGTAAAGTTCCCCCCGCTTCGGCGGGGGTTTTGTTTTTGCCTTCACTATTTAGATAGTAAACAGGAGGCTTTCATAAATGCCCACTACTCTTTCCCCATCTTCTACAGTAAGCGCCATCATACTGCCTGTTACAGGCTCTCCTGGTGATGTAGCGGCCACCCTGCCCTTTGGTATGTACACAGGCTCTGCTGAGTTCCTAAGCGGTGCTGCTGACCAAGTTGCCTATACATATAAGAAACTTGGCGGCGATGTTATTGATATTGAGCTTACAGTTGGTAATGTTTATTCAGCATATGAAGAGGCTGTATTAGAATACTCAAACATCATAAACTCCCATCAAGCGGCCAACGTCCTTTCAGATGCTTTAGGAAACGATACTGGTTCTTTCACAAGTAAAGGTGAGTTAACATCAGGAAGCAACATAGCTTTAAAATATCCTAAGTTTCAAATTGCTCAGGCAAGAAGGGTTGGTGATGCAGTCGCCACAGAGGCCGGCTTTGGCGGTACTACTAGAATTTATTCAGCATCATTTAAAACAGTAAAAAGCAAACAAGTCTATGATCTTCAAGACATAGTTAATTCTGCCTCTCTCTCTGGTGTTGATGATAAAGGCGCTGCTGTACCCTTCTCAGGCTCGGTAAATAGCAAAAGAATTATAATTAATAAAGTTTACTATAAATCTCCAAGAGCGATGTGGAGATTTTATGGATATTATGGCGGCCTTGGTGTTGTTGGTAATGCCTCTACTTACGGCCAGTATGCAGATGATTCTTCTTTTGAAATTATTCCATCTTGGCACAACAAACTACAGGCGATCATGTATGAGGATTCAATCTATACAAGGACATCACATTACTCATATGAAATTAGTGACAACAGATTGAAGCTTTACCCATCACCTTCTAATGATCATCTTTCAGGTGTCGATCTTCCTAGAATTTGGTTTAGATTTTATATTCAAGAAAACGCTTGGGCCGATACGGATGGATATAAATCTGGTGTTGATGGTGTAAACAACTATAATACTCTGCCTTTTTCAAATATAGCTTTTAATAAGATCAACTCAATGGGTCAGCAGTGGATTAGAAAATATGCTCTCGCCCTTTCTAAAGAGATGCTTGGTCAAATCCGAGGCAAGTTTGCAACGATCCCAATTCCGGGCCAGTCAGTAAATCTAAATGCAAATGAACTTCTTTCTCAAGCTAAAGATGAGCAAGGCAACTTACGTGACAAGTTGATAGAAATGCTTAAGACAATGGAATATAAAGAGCTTGCCAAGGCAGATAAGGAGCGCATTGACGCTTCTGCTGATGTACTATCTAAGATTCCTAATCCAATATTTGTAGGATAAAAATGAAACTAATAATTGAAAATTGGCGCTCCTTCATGAATGAAGAAGTTGAACCAGAAATACCAGAAACTATCAAAACTTTTGGTGATTTAAAAAAAATACTTAAACAGGTACACATCTATTATAAAGCAGTAGAGGCTGGTAAGATTGGTAAAGATGTTGCAATATCATATATTGAAAATCTTGTAAGTACCTTAACAGGTGGTGCTAGTGGGTTTGCGAAAGATATTGTTTCAAACGTAGTAAAAGCTAAAAAACTTAGAAACATTGCCCTTGCTGCAAAACTACCAGAAGAGGAAACTATTGCCAGTCCACTATTATCTATGTTCAATATTGACGATGATTATTCAAAAATTTTAGATGATAAAGTAGAGAAAAGTTTTATTAATTACCTACAAGAATTTATTACGAAAATTTCAGATGATACGCCTATAGCTAATTTTGATGTCAATAATATTTTAGAAATGTTTTTAGCAAAAAAATTCAATATTCACTGCAAAGATATTGACCGTGAAGAAAATAGAAGAGCAAAAGAAATAGAATTAGGCGCTGTTACAAAGCAAGGGATAAAGACCGCAAAGAGTGGAATTAAAAATACAGTTAAAGGTGCTGTTATGGCCCCTATAGGCTTAGAATAAATAATGTCTGATAACGAATGGTCAAGACCCAGTAGTCCTCCACCCCCATTGTTTCTTGGGGAGAAAGAACGAAATTTAGTTAAGCAAGTCAATGATGAATTAATAGAAAATGTCATTGGCCAGCAGATCCTTTACTACCCTATTGATATGGATACTACAAATTTTAATAGCACCTATGGAGAGGCAGTTGTAAAAAACTTCTTACCGCCTGTCCGCGTCTATGCTCTTGTTGAGAGAAACACATATGGTACAACCTATCTCGATAGTATGGGCCTTGATAAAGAATACAGCATAACCGTTAGCTTTCATAAGAGAAGACTAACAGAAGATCAAAACTTATTCGTCCGTGAAGGAGATTTTGTTCTTTACGGTGATATCTACTTTGAGATTATGAAATTAGAAGAACCAGTACAGTTGTTTGGTCAAGTCGATCATCTCTTTGAGATAAAAGCAACATGCAAGAAAGCCAGAAGAGGTCTATTCAATGCTTCCTAAAGATTTCAGCTTTGCTCAGATACCAGAAAAGGCTAACCTTACTTTAGAAGAGGTTGGTCTCTTGGGCTCTTCACTTGAGGACATTGATGCCTCTATGCTTGATTTTCTCAAGACCGATCTTGATTTAAGCGTATTGACCAATCAAGGACTGGAAAAGGTTCCTGTGATTTGGATCTCTCCTGAAAGAGCTTTCCAAATTAAGAACGACAAGACTCTTAGGGATGAAAGTGGATCTTTAATTGTTCCACTTATCTCTCTTGAGAGAGAAGGCGTTACAAAAGATCCTACAAGAAAAGGTGGTTTTCAGGCCCATCTTTATTCTAACAGAAGGGACGGAAGAACAGGTCGCTATATTATAGCTAAGAAAATAGTTCAAGACAAAACAAGAGATAACGCAGTTATAGGTAATACAAGAACCAACACAGATGGTGTTCGTCAAAAATATAAACCAAGTGAAAATAACAGAATTGTTGTTGAAACTCTATCAATTCCTATCCCAGTTTACGTCAACATTGATTACAAAATCACAATAAGAGCAGAATACCAACAGCACATAAACGATCTCATTACTCCATTTGTTACAAGAACTGGGCAAATAAATTCCTTTGTAATGAGACGTAATGGTCATCTTTATGAAGCATTCATTGATCAGTCTATATCGACCAGTAACAATGTTTCTTCAATGGCCGAAGATGAAAGAACTTTTATCTCTACGGTTAGTATAAAAGTTTTGGGCTATTTAATAGGAAATGGTCCTAATTCAAAGGAGCCTATTGTCGAGAGAAGACAGAACTTTGTCGATATTGCTTTTCCTAGGGAAAAGGTGATTGGTCCCGGCGACCCAGGCTTTATAATAGACTAACAATAATAGACTTTTACAAAAATATACTACTATTTAATATGAAACAATAGCAACAGCTAAATTTAAGAGGAGCTAGTTCATGCCAGTTAAAGATTTCAAGTTTGTCTCTCCCGGTGTATTTATCAACGAGATCGACAACTCATTTAGACCAAGAGAGCCTGATGCTATCGGCGCTACAGTTATCGGAAGATCTGTAAGAGGCCTAGGAATGCAGCCTACCAGAGTGCCATCATTTTCTGAGTACGTCACAAGTTATGGCGATACTGTGCCAGGAAACGGCGGTGGTGACATTGCTAGAGAAGGTAACTTCCAGTCTCCAATGTACGGCACCTACGCAGCTAAGGGATACCTTGATGCTCAGGTAGCTCCACTTACTTACATTCGACTTCTCGGACATGAGCACCCAACTGCTGCAACAGGAACTAGAGCCGGATGGTCAACTCCTGCTGGTGACGGTGGTGCTACCACTGCAAGTCCTTCTGCGACTCTCGCGAACAACGGTGGAGCATTTGGCGTGTTCCTTTTCCCAAGCGCAAGCTTGGCTCAGGCAACAGCCACAATAGTGATAACCGGGGCCGTTCATCTGGCTAGTACATTGACTATTATTGACAGGGCAGGAACTACTCTTGCATATGCAGCCCACACTTCCACAGTTACTAATACTACGTCTCCAAAATATAAGGCAGATGGTGCTGTTGCCACTATTTCTGCAGCCTTGAAAACTGCCATTGAGACTTGCCATAGCGGCAACATTGGTGTTGCTATTTCCACAACCTCGGTGACTGACGATACCGTCACTTTAACCCAGCTTCCTGGCGCAGATGGCAATAGAGCACTATCTAATAATGCTAGCTCCGGTTTTGCCAGTGTTAGTGCGTTTACTGGTGGTTCAAATGCTTATGGAACAGCAGGAAAATTAGCCGCAGTCCTTTACGCTCAAGCTGGTACTATTGTACAACTTTCTGGTTCTGATGTTGGTGGTGGAACAGTCAGTGGCTCACACATCATGTTGGCCTCCGATGCTAACAAAGAATTTAAACTAAGAATTTCATCCAGTACCCTTGGTATCGAGGAGAAGTTCTTTAACTTTGATTATCAATCTGAGAACTTCATCCGTAACAAGCTAAGCACAAACCCACAACTTCTATCTAGAAACGGTGACTACTACCCAACAACTACAGAAAGAAGCTACTGGCTTGGTGAAAGCTTTGAACAATCTCTCAGAGATGCAAACCTTATAAACACCGCCACCTTTGGCACTATTATTCCTCTTGCTCTCAACTCCGATGTTACCAAGGGCCTACACAACATGAAGGCTCAGTCAGCTAGAGAAGCTGTTGCTGGTTGGTTCATCCCACAAGACCTAGGTGCTGCAGGTAGCTTCAACGCAGCCAACCTTCCAAAGCTCTTTAGACTTAAGGGTAGAGGCCACGGTGAGTGGATTCACAAGAACATCAAGGTTTCCATTGAAAGAATCAAGCTTAGCACAACCTTCACCGATCCATACGGTAGCTTCTCAGTTGTAGTAAGAGCGTTGGGTGATAACGATGTAAACCCATCTATTGTTGAGAGATTCGACAACCTTAACCTAAACCCTAACTCTCCAAACTTTATCTCCAAGGTCATTGGTAACAAGTACTACGTTTGGTCTGAAACTGAAAGAAACCTCAGAGAGTACGGCGAGTATGACAACGTTTCTCGTTACTTCTATGTAGAGACCAACCCAGACATGGATGATGGTGCGCTTGATCCGTCTTACCTACCATTCGGCTTCTACATGCCACCAAGTATTAAGAGTGTATCTTCAGTAAGCGCTTCTGCAGACTTGTCAAGCACCCTTCTACTAGGTAGTGCTAGTGTTCCACCTGAAATGGGTGGCGACCGCTGGGGCCTAATTGGAAGTGCTAAGGGCGTTGTTGCGGCGACCACACTCGGCGTACTTACTTGCTCATTTGATTTCCCAAGTGTTGCTCTAAGACTCAGCGCCTCAGATGGCGGCCTTAGTGACCCAACTCAGGCAAACTTCGGTATTAGAACAACCACTGAAAGATCTGCCTTAATCGCTGATAACAGTGTTGCAGATATGCACAGACTACTACAGGCTGGATTCTCTGATGATCCTAGCACTTCTGCGGTGGCCGGCTTCGACGCTTACAGCAGCATCTTCACACTTAACGATGTCAGAGTAGATTCAGGAGATTACTACTACGAATCTGGTTCACGCCAGACATTAGCTAGCCCACTCAGTGCTTCACAGCTACTAGATGCTGGATATGACAGCTTTACTGCTCCTTTCTGGGGTGGCTTCGATGGCTTCGATATCACCAAGCCAGATCCACTTGCTAACTCACTAATGAGCACAACCTCAACCAGCAAGAACAACTACGTGTACTACACTTACGAAAGAGCGATTGATACAATTGCTGATCCTGAGTTTATCGACACAAACCTAATCGCAGTTCCTGGCCTTACCAATGATGCGCTTAATGACCATCTAGTCAGAACTGCTGAGTCTCGTGCCGATGCACTTGCTCTTATAGACCTTGCAAGTGTCTATGTTCCACCGCATGAGGGTGATGCTACAACTTACCCAACTAGAGAATCTAGAGTTGCAGGTACCCCAAGAAATGCAGCTAACGCACTTAAGAGAAGACAGCTTGACTCCTCATATGGCGCTACTTTCTACCCATGGGTACAGACAAGAGATTCTGCTACCGGACAGAATGTTTGGGTTCCACCAACTGTCGCAATGATGGGCACTCTAGCCTCTTCTGAGCGCGCTTCTGAGATTTGGTTTGCACCAGCCGGCTTTAACCGTGGTGGCCTCTCAGATGGAGCAGCAGGCATCCCAGTCGTTGGAGTATCCGAGAGACTACGCTCTAAGGACAGAGACCTTCTTTACGAAGCTAGAATTAACCCAATTGCTTCTTTCCCAAGCACTGGCATCGTTCTCTTCGGCCAGAAGACTCTTCAGGAGAGACCATCTGCTCTCGATAGAATCAACGTCCGCAGACTTGTTATCTACCTCAAGAAGCAAATCTCAGTCCTATCAACCCAAGTTCTCTTTGAACAGAACGTACAAGCAACTTGGAACCGTTTCAAGGGTCTCGTTGAGCCACTACTTGTCGGAACTAAGAGCAGATTCGGTATCACTGATTATAGACTAATCCTTGATGAAACCACTACCACACCTGACCTTGTTGATCAGAATGTTCTTTACGCGAAGATTATGATTAAGCCAGCTAAGGCAATTGAGTTTATCGCAATTGACTTTGTGGTTGCTTCTTCTGGGGCTTCTTTCGAAGATTAATACCAACCTTACTACTTATTATAAATGGAGAAATTAACAAATGGCATTCTGGTCTGAAAATTTTGATGGCTCTGGCATCAAAGATCCAAAGAGAAAATTTAGATTTATCGTGAGCTTTAGCTCTCTACAAACCCCCGAAGGAGGTCCACTTCTTTGGATGGCAAAGACTGCTGGTAAGCCTTCTTTTACAATTACCGAGACTTCTCATGAGTATCTAAATCACAAGTTCTACTACCCTGGTAGGACCGAGTGGGAAACTCTCGATATTGTTGTTGTTGATCCAGGCAGCAAAGACGGCGATATGGCTGCCAACTTTGCACAGATTGTGCAAAATGCTGGTTATAATCCACCATCTAGTGCTGCTGATCTAGTCTCTATGTCAAAGAAAAGTGCTGTCACAAGTTTGGGCACTGCTCTTATTACCCAGCTAGATGCTGAAGGTAAGCCAATTGAGACTTGGACCCTGTGGAATGCTTTTATTACTTCTCTAAAGTTTGGAGACCTTGATTATGCGTCCGATGACCTAAACGAAGTTACCATGACTTTAAGATATGACTGGGCCAGATTAGAAACCGCTACTGCTTCTAGTGTAACAACTCTTGCTGGTGGCAACAAGAACGAAATCTTCAAACCATAAAATTAGACAAATCAAAACGCGAGGTGTATATTGTCTAGAAATCAAGACCGTCTTTTGGGTGAATCAAAACCCGAAGACACCTCTCCACCCCCACAAGTTATGAATCAAGGAAGTGGTGGAGATATGTTCTCTTTTGTAGTTCCAACAGAATTCGTTGAGCTACCATCGGAGGGTAGGTTCTATCCAGAATCTCACCCATTACACAATCAAGATGTAATCGAAATTAAGCAGATGACAGCGAAGGAAGAAGACATTCTTACTTCTCAAACTCTTCTTAAGCAAGGTGTTGCGCTTGATCGTCTCCTACAAAGTCTTATTGTAGATAAAAGAATAAGTGCATCTTCACTTCTCAGTGGAGATAGAACTGCAATCATCATAGCTGCAAGAAGAAGCGGATATGGTTCTGTGTATGAATCACAAATGAATTGTCCATCTTGTGGAGCAAAGCAAGAGTTTTCTTTCAACCTTGACGATTCTACTCTTAATCAGTGCACACTGCCAGAAGGAGTAAAGGATGAGGGTGGAGGCATTTTCTCTCTCACGTTACCTAGAACCAAGGTTAATGTAAAACTTCGTCTTTTAACCGGCCAAGAAGAAATGGAAATGCTTAATGACAGCAATAAGAGAAAGAAGCGTAAGAAGGCTGAAAACAACATAACAAGCCAGCTTAAGAAGATTGTCTACTCTGTAAACGGTGTTTCTGATGCAAGAGCTATCAACTACTTCTCTGAAAATGTCCCTTCTAGCGAGACAAAGCACATTAGAGATGTATATAAAGCAATCAACCCTGCTACCGAAATGAAGGATCTTTTTGAATGCCAAAGCTGTGGCTTTTCAAAGGAACTGGAGGTGCCGCTTAACGCAGAGTTTTTTTGGCCTAACTGAAAATTATATGGAAGCTGTCTATGAGCAGTTTTTCTATATGAAGTATTCGGGTGGTTGGAGTTTTGCTGAAGCGTACAACCTACCTATCGGCCTTAGAAAGTGGTTTTTTGATCGCTTAATCAGACAACTTGAGGCAGAAAAAGAGTCTGCAGAGAATGCCTCTAAGGGCAAAAAGGGCTCCCAGACATTAACAGCCAATAATCAACCAAGACCTCCCAATTCACTTAAATAAATATATTTAAACTATTTAGGTGTAAAGGAGGTCTTTTTGTATGGCTATATCTGAAGGCGAACAGGCAGTTATTGATGCCATTAGAGAACTTAAAGACTCTTTTGAAACTGCCGAGACAAGACGAACAGAGGAAAGACGCTCGGATAGGGAAAGAACCGAAAGGGAACCAACAACTGACGGCGGCACTAATCAATACACACCTGGAATTGCAGAAACAAGAGAGGGTGTTGCTTCACTAAATCAGGCATTTAGAGACCTTGGTAGTCAATTTATCTCAAGCAGCGATATAGCAAATAATCAATTAACTGCAACTTTTGGTAAACTTGTTGATGGTGTAAAAGATACAAATAAAGCTATTTTGTCTGATGCAACAAACGTACTTCAACAGTTGAGTAGAGATAGCATGATTCCTGGTGTAGAGCAGATGAATAGCTTTACTGAGTTGGCACAATTTATAAAGAAAGATACAGGGGCTGCTATCGGATTTGGATTTGAGAATCTTGATGCCATAAAACAATTTGGCGTAGAGATGATTGGTAAGCTTGTAGGTATCCTTGATAAAGCATTAGAAAACTTTTTTGCTGAGCTAAGAAATAAGTTCATCACAGGTTTAAAAAATCTTGTTGTTGATGTCTATAATTTTGAAAGAGGTCTTGAAAGGACATTAGGAATTACAGAACAATTCAGCAGAACATCAACCAAGTCTTTTGACAATGTAAGAAAGTTTATAGGTAAAGAAGGTCTTGAGCAGGTAAATAAATCTTATTCCGCATTATTTAGAACATTTACAGATTTTACATTTGCCACAGAAATTCAAAAACAAAGATTAACTGAGGTTGGTGCAGTTCTCGATACTTTAGGATATTCTGTTGAAAAGTTTGCTGAAGGAACACATCTCTTGACAAAAGCCCTTGGCTTAACAGAAGACGCAGCAGCACAAACACAATTAAGCTTGGCAGCTTTGGCGATGGACATAGGTGTTTCTCCAGAGCAGATGGCACAAGATTTTGTTGGTGCCGGTAATGCTGTGGCCAAATTGGGCTCTCAGGGTGAAGTTGCATTTAGGCGATTAGCAATCGCAGCCAAGGTTACGGGTATTGAGGTTGGCAGGCTAATTCAGATGACAGAAAAGTTTGATACTTTCGATGGTGCTGCCGAGCAGGCCGGTAAGTTGAATGCCGCCCTTGGTGGCAACTTTGTAAATGCAATGGATTTGATGACTGCTACAGATCCTGTTGAAAGATTCAATATGATTAGAGACTCGATCAAGAACGCTGGCCTGTCTTTTGACACAATGTCTTACTACCAGAAGAATTTTTATAAAGATGCTCTAGGTCTTAATGATGTTGGTGAACTTGCCAACATGCTTTCAGGCAATATGGATTCCCTTAAAAATCAGATTGGTAAGACCTCTGATGAATATGAAGAAATGGCTAAACGAGCAGCAAGAACTCAAAAAATACAAGACTTTTTAAACACCATTTTTCATAATTTCTTAGAAGTTATTGAGCCAGCAGTTGATTATTTGAAAGACATGGCAAACACTTTTACTGAAGATATGATTCCAAATCTTCAAAAAACAAAAAAATTCATGGCAGGCCTAATAGGTGTAATTAGTGCCGTATCGACTGGTATAGCAGCCCTAGCTGCTGTTGCTGCTTGGGCGTTGACACCATTCTCTGGTGGTGCTCTTGCTCCTATCGCTGCCGGTCTTTCTACGATCGCAGCTTCTTTAGGTCTTGCTACAACAGGTATGGTTGGATTTGGTATGGCATCAATTTTTGGTTCTAGCACCGCAGAAGCACTAGGTGAAGTTTTTGATGCCCTAAAAGAAGCATTTTATGCAATTTTGGAAAGCTTCTCATTGACAGGTAGTGCGGTCGGCTTCTTCTCAGACAAACTATCTGGTGGTGGTAGTGCCATAAAGGCCTTTGCTAGTTTGATCAAGTTTTTTATACCTACCTTGCGTCTTCTTGCTCGGATGCTTGATATAATCATTTTTGCTTTAGGGGTAGTAGGTACAGCTGTGGGTGTTGTTTTGGGTATGGTTGGTTTTGTTATTGGTAGTATAGCAGGAGGAATAAATGGATTAATTATGTTCTTTTATTTAATAGTAGACTCTGTAGGTGAAGTTGTGGGAACCTTCCTAGAAATGATTGCTGTTGGTGCCGCTGTAGGTGGTGCAATTGGGGCATTAGGAGGGCCATTCGCCGTTGTGGGAGCAGTGATAGGTGGTGTAATTGGTTTTTTTGGTGCTCTGTTTGATTTACTATTTGATACACCGTTTAACCCACCAAGCGCGTTTCAAGGAATATTACAATTTGCTGGTTTTATGTATGATTTTGGTAGCTCCATGCTGTCTCTCTTAAATCCTATAAGCTTACTAAGTGATGCTTTTGAGTTCTTCTTCTCAGGCATATTTGATAGTTTTGGTATTTTGAGAGACATGCTTGATCTTTTATTGCAATTAGCAGAAACTGATCTAGCAAATGTTAACGAAACTTTTGATTCAGTATCAAATGCTGCCGATTCTCTTAACAAAATAAGTCTAGCTAAAATGGCAATGTTAACTGCTGGTTCAACTGCTAACTCTCTTGCTCAGTCTGTCGATAGTGTGTCACAGGCAGTGACAACTATGGCCGGTGGAGGCAATGAAAAGCCCATACAAATTAACCTTACCATAGAAATGGATGGAGAGAAATTTGCTAAGAAGGTAGTTAATATAACAGACCGTGAGATAAGCACCAGAAGGAGGATTGGATAATGGCTTTCTTTAATTCAGAAGGCGGTACAATACAAAATAATAGTAATTTTACTGATCAGACTGATGCTTATGCTAACAATCATAAAACTTTTATTTCCTTTTTACACATTCCTTCAAATAATAAAGTTTATTTTAAAGCGTTTATAACTACTTTTTCTGATAGTTTTACTTCACAATGGTCTGGAGAGGATGTATATGGCAGAGCAGATCCAATTCAAATCTTTAAATCTACAAAGCGTAGTATCACTCTTGGTTTTGATGTTGTGGCCTCTACAGATAATGAAGCTTGGCAAAATCTTTCTAGAATTCAAACTCTAGCTAGATTCCTTTATCCTTCATACACTGATGTATCTCAAGCACAGACAATAGCTCAATCACCATTAGTAAGAGTTGGTTTTATGAATATGATTACTGACAGCGCCGCTAATCAAATGGGTTTTGAGGTTGACCCTGTTACCACCACAGGCAGAGATGGAACTTTAGTTCCAATAAAGTATGATAATGCTGCAGAAAATGGTTTAGTCTGTGCTATCACAAGTCTTAATTATTCTAGCTTTGGCTTTGAAAAAGATAATTCTAACACTGTAGTTGGTAAAGGTTCGGCTTTGCCAAGAGTAATCAATGTTTCTTTATCGCTTGAGCCAATTCACAGACATGCAATTGGATGGGAACAGAACGGCGCATTTGCAACATATGATGATGAACGACTTACTTTTCCTTATGGAGAAATGAACCCTCAATCTGTTCATAAAGGCCACGGTCAAGGTGTAGTTCGAGGATCTACAGGCGGTAAAATTGAACGGGACGCTTACATTGCTTTGGGTACAGCCAAAGCAGCAGGAGAAGGCAGCCCCCCTACACCACCCCAGAATGCCACCTTGCGCTCTGATTTAGATAGGCGCAGAAATGCTGGAGAAGCTGTTTTAGCAGCACAAAGAAAGAGCGATGAATTAAACAAAGTCTTAACAGGTGTTGAATATATCAACAATGAGCTTAGTGATCTAAACCAAAGACAACTTGATAAACAAAAGGCAGCCCAACAGCAGGCCTTAGCAGATGCTAGATATAAAAGTCTTGGTGGCAAAAGAAGACTTGAAAGAGATGCAGCAGGAAAAACAAAATTTGGTGGCTTAGATAGCCAAACGGCCCGTGATTATGCAGCAGCGAACAATGTTACACTGGAAGACTAATGAGTAATAGATACAACAATTCTAGAATTTTTACTAATCAAAGCAGCTTTGTCGAAAATCGCGGCAAGGGCTCCGTGCGTCATCATGGCACTCAAATCCTTTATCATCCAACAGCAGAAGAACGTAGCAGACTTGTAACAAACGCGTACATATGGAAGAAAGGTGACCGTCTTTATAACGTAGCTTATGCGTTTTATGGAGACCCAAGGCTATGGTGGATTATAGCTTGGTATAACGGAAGGCCGACAGAAGCCGACTTTTATCCCGGTGATTATGTTGAGATTCCAATAAACGTTGAAGAAACTTTAAATCTTCTAAGGGTTTGATATGTCTGTTGATCTAGAAAGCATCATAATACAAGAGTGCCAAGAAAAGCAAGAAGATGCTCTTTCTTCTCGTGCTAATCAAGACTTGATTAATGAACTATCAAAGTATAACAAGCACTTAACAGATATCTCTAGTGCTTTCAATTCTGCTGTTTCATTGACCGGAATGGGACTGCCGCTACCCTCAGCTTTACCAGAAAATGTACTAAATAGCACAAACAGTTCAGCTGATTTCCAAGCTAAAAAAGATGCTTACTCTTTTGCTGGCGGTAGTATCAATGCTGTAGTGGGAGCCCTGACTGGTGTTGTTATTAACAATCCAAGTAGTACACCAGCCAATATTGAAAAGGCAAAAAGCTTAAAAGAAAGTTTAGAAGACAGCAAGATTGCTGAAGTAAACCAAAAAATAGTAAAATTAGAGGCAGAACTTGATGCTCTATATACAGATTGTCTTAGTAATCCTGATGTTTCTGCTATTGAAGAAGCAGTTAAAGAACAGCTTGATCAGCAAGGAAAGACTGCAGCCCAAATAGCAAGCGAAATCGCTGCTATACAGGCCTCTGGCTCGATTGCTGCGGCTGCTACTGCGGCCTCAACTGGTCCCGCCTTAGCTGCTAATAAGGCACAATTAAAAAATGCTCAGCTATTGGCTGATGAAAGTGTAGCGGACACAATCCTTTATAAAGAACAATGTATTCTGTTAAATCACATAGTTGAGCTTGTACAAGAATACAAACTAAACCCTCCAGCAACTCCTCCTCTTTTAGGCAATAATGATCCTCACTTAAAGATGCTAACAGCCAGTGATCCTTTCTTTCATATTCCTGCCTTAACTCAATACCCAAACCAGCGCTATCTATTTGAAATAAAAAATCATGAATTATCTTCTTTACAGCCTCAAATAAGATTATTCAAAGTTACAACAAATGTTGAAAATAGAAAAGAGTTTGAGATTCCATTTGAATCTAACTCTGTAAAAGATAATTATTTCAATATAATTGACTCAAGCGGTAATCCAGGCGACCCCTTAGAGATGTTAAATAGTAAAAAAATGAGGGGTTTTGGAGTTGGTATTAGTTCTTTCTCGTGTAAACTAAACGGAAGCAACCCTTTTGCTGTTAAAAGATCAATAACAGCGACATTAAAAATAAAAGCCAACAACTTCAGTGAACTTTCAAGAGAAAGATATATTGACACATCAAAAAAAGAAAAATTTAGATATCTTGATTTAGCTTTAAAAACTGGTGGTGTTAGTTCAATGAAGTATGACCCCAACCAAATGTTAAATTTTCGCTTAAAAGCAGTCATTGGATGGGCAAAGCCAATTAGAACAAATGTTCCAAACTTTTTTTCTAAAACAGGTTCTGACGCTTTAAAAGAATCTTTTATGAGCCTTAATCTAACTCCTGTACGGCACTCTTTTGATTTAGATGATCAGGGATCAGTTACTTTTACAATTGAATATTTTTCTTTTATTGATGATTTTTTTGAGCAACCAAACTTTGATGTTTTAGCTAATCAAGATATAAAAGATGCTAAAACAGACTTTGATACAAAAATTGCTGCCAAAGAAACTGAAAAATGTAAAAACGTATCCGCCTCACAGGCTGAAAAAATAAATAAAGAACTTGATGAGATCCGAAAAAACTATGGTGCAAACATAGTCAAATACAAAAAACAAAAATTAGCTACAATACATCAAACAATGTTGGCTAAAAACAGACTCTATTATTTGCCACTTACAACTATCGAATTATTACAAGCCCTCTCAGAGGGACCAACTTATCAAATAACAAAGCCCCCACTTCTAGGAACAGGTAGCAAAAAAGTTGCTGGTTCAAGTACTGCGGGATCTTCAACAGCCATAGTAAATGCCGCTACAGGTAGCGTTGGAACTGGTTCTTCTAGTAATAGTAAAATTCAAAAACAAATTAATGATATTTCAAAAGAAAACATAATCTATTTTCACGTAAGAGACCTCTTTAATACTATTTTTGAAACTATCACTCCTATTATAAATCAAAATCCTCAACAAAAAGCAATTTTTGATAAGTTTAGGTTATTGTTGGGACCTGTGGAGCTTTATGACCCTAATGCTGCTGGTGCTACACCTACTGGTTACCATTCTGTAAACATTGGCCACATACCAATATCACTCAAACACTTTGTTGGCTGGATCACAAATAAGATTCTTTCAATTGATAAAACGGATTATCCTTTGGTAGCTTTTTGTAGAGACTTTTTTAATGATTTTTTGGTTAGAATGCTCAATGACTCTTCGTGTTACAAACACGATACTTCACAAAGAACAAGTCTAATGCAAAACTTTTTTACATCTTACAATGATGCAGATAGGTACACTGTGGCTGAACCAACAAGTGGCCCCGGAGAAATTTTCTATACGACCACAGTTTCCAAAGGTTCTCCACTAGTGCCTCAACAGCCTTTACTAAGCATTTCGGGACCAAAATCAGATCCCAGAGTAACAGGTAATCCTAAAGATGAAAAATTCATACTTAGTTTTAATGCTGGTAGATTAATACCAAATGAAAAACTCACTGGTGATTATGAGACAAATATGGGGTCTGCCATCTACCATTTCCTTGGTGGAAGACCAGATGGTTGTATAAAGAATATTTCTCTACAAAGAACTAATGCTCCTGGACTACCTGAAGTTAGATTTGAGCAAGAAGGTTTTGATGGTCTCAGGCAGTTAATTGATGTTTATGATGTAAACATCACCACTTTCGGTAACTTTAATATTTTCCCCGGTACATACATCTATGTTGATCCAAAAAGTTTCGACCCATCAGCCAACAATTTGACTTTTAATGGTAAAAGTTTTGATTTAAGTGTTTTAGGTATTGGTGGTTATTGTATGGTAATTGAAGTTGAACATTCACTTGGCCCTGGCGAATCTGAGACAAAGTTGACTGCTAGATGGGTTGCCAGCACAGATACTAGAGATGTAAACGCCGACCCATCCAAGAGAAAACAAATTGGTAGTAATGTTAATGGAACACCAAAATGTGCAACTGTTACCGGTAATTAAAAATGAGTATTTATAAAGAAAAGAACCTGTTTAATTCTAAAGAAATGTTTTTTAACAGAATAAATTATGAAGTTAAAGCTCAAGAAACAGCTGCTAAATATTCTAACTTTGTTGATTTTAACTTTGCTGAAAAAAGATTTTATGGAAAAGTCAATAGAAATTTTGTACCAATTGTTTTGATGGACAGATTAAACAATTTAAAAACTCTTCCTATAGGAGAAGAAAGAACAGCAGCATTTAGAGCAGTAAATTTTGTTGTTGATCAATTTATTCTTTTAGCAAGACAGTTTGAAAAATGTTCTTTGATAGGTAAAATTTCACCCTCAGACAAGTATTTGTCTAAATTGAAAGTCTACAATGCTTACACATCAGTAGATCAGCTTTATCAATCTTATATTACGGATCTTAGGCTGTCAATTGGGAATGCGATTAGAGAGCAAAATAAAAAAATTGTCTCTTTTGAGGATTTTTTAAACGAGATTGACAACTATTTTGATGTTGTTAGTAAAGATAGACCAGTCACTTTGCAAGGCTTCATAAGAAGTAAATTTGCTACACCTTTAATCTCTGGCCTATCTATAGAAATAGCTGATTTAGATTTTGTTAACGATCAAGAAAAAGTAGAAAATTTCTATAATAGTAAAAATTGGGAATTTTATGTTAATACTTGCAAATCGTTTGGTTTCATGGTAGACAAAGATGTACCGTGGCGTATAACTGCCGATCTTGCAAGTGTTGAAATGCTTAATGCTGCCTCAAGATATGGATTATCTACAACTGATTCTGTTCTTAACAGATTATTTAATTACAGAATAAAACAAAATTATCTATCTTTTATCAATTCTATAAACACCATGGCTCTTACCTTAATAGAAGATTTTTTCTTTGTAGGTGAGTGTGGTGATGGAAGTTTAAAACAACAAAGAGTTGTAGGTAATCCTGACTTAACTAAAGTAACTCAAGAACAATATTTAAAATTGTATCTTAAAATGAGAATGAGAGAAGAAGAAATTAAGTTGTCCGAATATGATCGGGTGGTTATAGAGAAAAACATGCTCAGTGAGGCTAAGGTGGACAGAACCAGAGCTATTTTTAAAGTTGAGCTTTTTCTTAGCAAACCTTATGAACTTTCTGGCTCTTTAACAGAAAGAATTAAACAACTAAATGGAGTTTAGGTGCTTTTTCAGACACTTGATGACAAAAAAGAATGCATTGGTGTTTTTACTGATGGTAAATTATCTTTTGAAGGTATCCCACAAGGGCTAACTAAAACTTGGAAAGCCTCTTCCTCGGTTAGAAACACAAATACACAGTATGCATGGATTTATACTGCAGGAGCAGAGCTGGAATCTGTTTGCCCAGAAGAGCTTGGGCCTGAACTTAAAGATTTAACTAGAAAGTTTAAGGCATATCTGAAGGCTTTCAGTATAGCCAATGTTCCAATGGAAGAAGTATGCTTTTTTGACCTTGTTCCACACAGATTCTTACTTGATTGGTGTGGAATTAAAAATCAAATATCTCAGCATGTGTTTGAGACTTATGAGAAACCAAAAAACCATGATCATATGGCCAAAATTCACGAACTTCTTGTTGATATTTCCAATCAAAAGCTGAATCTCAATACAGATGGCTGTAGAGGTCTCTTTGTGTCTCACAGGGCGAGACCACAGGTACAAAGAATACTTGACACGCCGCCATACCTTCATTATAATCTCTATGGAGCAGTCACAGGACGCCTTACGACCACCACCAAGGGTCAAGGTCTACTCTCTATGGAGAAGAAGCTCAGAAAGCTTCTGAAGCCCAATAACGACTGGTTTATTTCCTTTGATTACAACGGAGCCGATGTGAGAACCTTTCTGGGTCTTCTTGGGGAAGAGCAGCCACAAGAAGATATCCATGATTGGAACTCAAGACACCTTTTTGGTGGTTCTTTGATGGGTAAAGAAGGAATAGACAGAGAAGAAGCCAAAGTTGGCTTCTTTACTTGGCTTTATAGCCCGAGAGATACAACCTTTGAGAAAAGTATCTACAACAGAAAGACTGTCTTGGAGAAGTATTATGTAGATGGTTTTGTCACAAACCCGTTTAACAGAACAATTGAAGTCGATGATCAACGTGCTTTGAGCTATCTTGTGCAGAGCACTACAAATGACTTGACACTCGACCGAGCAGTGGCTATAAGTAAGGCGTTGGAGGGCCGAGCCTCCTATGTCTCCCACCTCATGCATGATGAAGTCGTTATTGACTTTTCCGACGAGGACAGAGACCTTTTACCAGAACTAAAGAGTATTTTTGCTGATACCAAGCTTGGTAACTTTATGACCAACATCACTGCTGGTAAGAATTATCTAGAAATGAAAGATTTAAACCTATGATTACGATTTTTGGTATCGGAACAGCGGGCAAGAATATTGCATCGTTGTTCCAAGAACATAAAAACTATAATATAGTAAACTTTACGACCCAAGAGGAGAATGAAGATAACCATATTCGGTTAGAGTCTGCTTCAACTCCCGAACAATGTGAGAATCACATTCCAGACCTTACAGCATGTAAGACTGCTATTTCCGAACACATACAGGTCATCCTCTGTGGGTCATCCTTTTGTTCAAATTATGCTTTGGGTATACTTGAACAAGTAAAAGACAAGAAGATAGAGATTTTCTATGTAAAGCCTGACATTGAGCTTTTGTCCGGTCAGGCAAAGCTCCAAGAAAATGCTGTTTTTGGTATTTTGCAGGAGTATACAAGGTCTGGTTTATTCCACAATATGACCATCATATCTAACACAAAAGTCGAAGAAATAATTGGTAATGTGCCAATCAAAAACTACTTTTCAACCCTCAACCAGACTATTTATTATGTAATTCATTACATGAATTATTTTGCTAATAAGAAGCCTCTCATAGGTAATCTCAGCAATCCGTCTGAGGTCCAGAGAATCAGAACATTTGGTATGGTTAGCCCTCAAAACCTGTCAGAAAAAATGTTCTATGAGCTTGACATGGCACGCGACACCAGTTACTATGTGTGTATAACGAGCGACCGCTTGGAAACAGATGGCACTCTCCACAAGAAGCTGGTAGATACATTAAAAAACAAACCAAGAAACGCTTTCAAGAATCTGTCGTATGCAATATACGAATCTAATACAGATTCTGACTTTGGGTTCTGCATTGCCCATACTAATGCAGTACAATCAAACTCTTAATTGCTTTTAAGAGTTTAGCCAGTCGCAGAGGAACGCTCTGTGTCTTTAATAATAAAAAGGAGAAAAAGACAATGGCAATCAATCTAGAACTAATGCGTAAGAAGCTCGCCGTACTAAAGGGCGAGGTCAAGGGTGGAAATGGTAGTAACTCACCATTCTTCCGTCCACAAGAGGGTGAGCAGGATATTCGTATCGTACCATCACCTGATGGAGATCCCTTCAAGGAAGTTTTCTTCCACTACAACCTTCCTGACCACAAGGGCGGAATTCTTTGTCCTAAGCGTAATGAAGGAGAACATTGCCCAATCTGTGAGTTTGCGTCTTCTCTTTGGAAGGAATACACCGAAACCAAGGATGAGGCCACAAAGGAACTTGCTAAGCAGCTTTTTGTTCGCCCCCGCTACTTCTCTCCAGTTGTTGTTCGCGGGAAGGAGAGTGAAGGTGTCAAGTACTACGGCTATGGCAAGAAGGCTTACGAGATGCTTCTTGGATATGTGCTAGACCCTGAGTATGGCGATATCACTGACCTTGATGAGGGCACCGATATTGGCCTTACTTATGAGAAGCCAAACCGTCCTGGGGCGTTCCCTCAGACCACTTTGAAGATGCGTCGTAACACTTCGCCCTTGCTTACTGATAAGCACGAAGCTTCTGCCATCGTCAGCAAGACACCAACCATTGACAAGCTCTTCGCTGATAAGCGTAAGACTACCCGTGAGATTGAGGTAATCCTTGATAACATGATGTCTGGTGACTCTTCTGCCGAGGCTCGTAGCTCCGAGACTACTGCTTACAGTAGTAAGGGTAGCGCCGTTGACCAAGCTTTTGCTGAATTGGCAGGTAAGTAATAATCGTATGCCTTTGGCGTCGGGCTAAGTACGCCTTTTTGCCTTCACAGTTAGAGGTGTAAGGCATGTCATTATATCTAATAAGGAGAAGAAAAAATGACAAATATAACATTCCCACTGCAGAGCAGTAAGTCCATTTCTGTAATTGAAAGCAGTAATGGTTCTAAATCACATATCTGTGCAGTGATACCATCAAAGCAGTATCCTTTGGATAGAATTCCAAAAGGAGGTAATCCTAGAGATGTTGATACAAAAACAAAAATAGCTAAAGCAATACAAAAAAGCTATGAGTATGATACCAATTTTGCTCTAAAGAATAGAGGCATAAAAGCCATCATTGATGATAATTCTCTGAAGTTAACAGAAAATGAAGAGGGAAAGACACTAGTTTCTTTTTCCTGTTCGCCATCAGATGGCTTTACTGGTCACTATGATGGTCAGCATACCCTTCACATGGTGATGAAGGCAATTAACGCCAATCCAAATATTACAGAAAAAGTAGTAAAGCTAGAATTGGTTGAAAGAAGTTCGTTTAACTCAATGCAAGAAGTTAGAGAAGTGGCCAATGCTACGAATGCTATTCAAAAGCAAAAAACAAAAAGTGAAGTAAACAGTGATGGCTGTTTTGATACTTTAAAAAAGACTTTGACATATTGTGATAAAAGAAATATTGGTTTTCGACAAAATCAAGTTTCCATGCACGGAGAGAAAGTCAAGGTTGAGTGTGGTATGGGTCAAGTAACAAGCCTTTTAGGGGTTTTTCTACCTTTAACATTCCATATGGATTATTCTCTCTCTGAAATTTCCAGATGGCCTCTCCATGGAGAGGAAAGAATAATGAAATTATGGAAAAACGATGAAGTTGGTGAGTATCTCACTGCAGCGTCACAAAAAATTAACGAAGTATTAGAATTGTCAGATCACGTACAATCTAACATGGCCATTATCCTCCGAGGTAAACATGACGACTATGGCATTCTTAAGTCGCATTCAACAACCAAGTCTCTCAATGACAGAAGGCCACATAAGTCGCATTTGTTTTTAACAGCAAAGCCTGTTCCGTTCACCTTGAACAAGGCTGTTATGCCCGTAGTTCTTCATGGGTTTATTGACAATTTCTTTAAATTTGACAAAAGAACAAGTAAGTTTATTTCTAAGCTTACTGTAGAGGAGATGAAAGCTGTTTGGCAATGTTGTGGTGAAGATGTATTGGTTGCTATGGAACGAAACTTTACTAACAACTTTGGTAAAACAAATTATAAAAGGTATTCTGACTTTGCTGCCTTGCCAAGTATGTGGGCAGAAGTAAGTGCAATTGTAAGGGACTCTTATTACAGAAATACTTGGAAAGCTCACATTCCATCTTTTGCTGCCGCTAAATAAAATCTCCTTTTCCCCGCTCCGAAGAGCGGGGTTTTTGTTTGACTTTTCGTATTTTTATGCTATATTTACTATAGCCACCGCTACTATATCAATATTATAAAAAAAAGAAAAACAACGATATACAGCGGCTTTACGATTAAAAGGAGAAAGAATATGGCAAATGCAAAAGCGGGGAAGCTATCCCCATCCGATCTACTTGGTAGAATCAATAAAATAGCAGGAAGAAAGGTTGCACACAATCTTGAGGAAGAAAACCCAACAGATGTAATTGACTGGATTCCAACTGGTGCTAAGTGGTTGGATGCAATTACTTGTAAGGGTAAGTGGGGAGGAATTCCTGTAGGCAAGATTACTGAAATTGCTGGGCTAGAGGCAACCGGCAAGTCTTTCATAGCGGCGCAGGTATGTGCCAACGCCCAGAAGAAAGGAATACTAC